TAGATCATTCCACAAATGGCAATATTCAACAAAGTGTTGAAATCAAGCGTGAAAGGTTCCCCAGAGTGCTTCTTTGCATAACCTTTCATCACCACAACTCCCGGCATCACGGTAGTCCAATGCGTACGGTGTTCACGATACAACTCAGCAAGTTCAACATTTTGGCTAACAAGCAAAAGTATGTCAGATTCAAATTGTACGGTGAGAGTGTTTTGTGAAGCATCGTACTCGGTAAAGTCATTCTCAACAAATTCAGGTAGATGACCATTTTCCTCAAGAAACTGATTCAAAAAGAATCCTGCAGCATCACCGATTTTACTTTCAACCACGCCAATAGAATACATGCAGTTAGGCAACAATATCTCTTTGATTTTATCAGACAACATACGCGAGTAAGTTGAAAACGCCACATTCAGCATTTTGTCCCAAGAATTCACACCCTGACCAAGCTTGTCCTTGCACAAAGCGTTATAATCAGCATCAAATTTGGTTTGTTTCTTCATGAAAAATTTAACGAGTCTCATGGTACCATTGAGAAACACATCATCAACTTCAGTATAATTGAAAGGATCAGTTTGTTTAGCATTAAGCGCTTCAATATAAGATTTGATGTAAAGACTCAATGTTTCATCATCGTGTTCGAAACTCTGCGCAAATTCGTCACTGGTAACTGAGAAGCGCAAGAATTTGTCAACACCGCAACGCAATTTTTTCAACTGTTGCTCAAATTCAACACCGGCTGAGAAAACTTTCGTTTTTTGACCGTATCTACCAAACAATGTGTTCAAAGCCATGATTTTGTCTTTCGAACAATACCTGCGTGCAACATTGCCTGGTACAACCGTCTTCCCAACAACAGCAAAATCAACATTGTCGCAAAAGGTGTCAGCAACTTTAGCGGTCCCTTGTTCAATACCACTTATAGCAAGTTGTTTAACTCCAGCAAATTCAGCTTCATCACCATACAGATCTATCAGTTTTTCAACGATTGGCAAGATATCATCCGCAGAATATCTGACATTGGAATACACAGGTTCATCATCATAACGCGTCATTACCAACATTGGTTGCATGTTGTAGTACGTTGACTCGACAAAGTTTTGATGACTGCGAGCAAGCATCAACGGTATATTAGTGTCTTCAATCTGCAGTATGGTGGTTTTAACATCACCATAACTATCGTATATGACCAATTTATCGGTATGACGCGTGAGAGCAACAATCACGTGTTCAACACTTTCTTTAAGTGCACGTGCATCAAAAGGTTCAATGACCCACACCATGTTCCGCACTGTGCTACCTTTCCATTCATGTATAGTTTTCACAATGCAGTTCTGATAACGTTGAGACCATCTCATTTTAGCATCTTGAGTGAGAACCTGGACAGGAAGTTTTGTACTGCACAGCAAGTCGTGAACAGAATCAACAAACAACATACTGGCTTTCTTGGTGTTAGTGGTTCGCACGGGATAATCGAGTGATTTGGTTAGAAGTTGGCAAACATCAATCGGCATGCGTTGTGAAATAGCATTTGAAACAGGTATTGGCCCAAAGTCGTGGATAACGGAATATCCACAACCTTCAAAATCAATCTTGCGAATTTGAGCACGATCACCAAAGCCATACACTTGTCCAGTTATGGTGTTAAACGTGAACAAATAATAGATATAGGCCAAATTAATCTCGAACACTTCATCAATGTATACGTTGCGAATTTTGCGGTTCGACATAATACCAGACTGATAAGTCATAACATTAGTTATCCCGTAATTCCGATACACTTCTTTCAGCGCTCTAGTGTTGACAAGAACTAAATCATATTTGTTATTATTGTTTGATTTGATATAGCGACTCTTCCCTGCACCAGCGACTCCATTGCAAAAAGAAATTTGCACATCAATTTCCTTGTGTTCAACTGTCGAATTCAACCGTCCAAATTTCCTAGCAAGCACTCCAAATTTCTCGTCATTCTCATCAAATTCAAATTGGAAATTTCGATGTTCATCAGGTTTGAGATGGTACTTCTCAACATGGAAGCGAAAATCATTACCATCGGCCTCGACAGGACTGCCAAATTGTTCGTTGTGATAGCGTTTGTAATACGCCAGCGCAGCAAACCTGTCAAGTTGAAAATTCAACACACACGACGAGATGTTTATAGACGCCCTACCACCGAGTTTGAAGCAAACATACACTTCACGATTGATTGTCAAAGAACCATCAGGTTTGATGATGCACCACAAATCAACTAGACCTTCAAATTGCTGTAAATTATCATAAAACGCTTTGATTACCAAAAATTGTTTTTCCTTAACAAATTTGATAAAATGCATATAATAATCACGCAATCGTAGTGCCTTGGCCGAATCGCAAGCATCACAAAACACCAGATCAAACGAACGTTTGGTCGTATACGCCAGCACATCATTCATGTGTTTAACATGCTTCTTCACTCCAGGCATCAACTCGAGAGCACCAGGCCCGGTGTAGTGAATGCCACGGTATTCACGAAACAATTTAGTTTTTGCGACATGTTTATACACATACCCAGGGGCAACAGAAACATCGAGGACTGAACCACGCAAGAGCCCATCGATAGTCAACTTATTGACAATGTCCACAAATTTTCGGGCACACTTGTGAACTTGCGTCTTCCCATCATCACAGATCGCACGGTACAAGTCTTCATTGGCACTGATATATTGATCAACAAGCTCAGCTTCCTCTTCGTTGAAAATTTTGGATTCTTTCTCTTTTTTGTCATCAAAGACAAACAAGAAAATATGTTCATTGACAACTTTAATGTGCACGGTTCGCGCCACTGTGCCATAACGCAGGGAAGCATTATAAGCATGCACACACAAGGACACATCAGACATCTTTGCAAATAGATCAAAAACAATTTCGTTGGCATAATGCTTCGAATCAGCGACAGCTTTTTCACAATCAATGTTGGCAATGATTTCAGATTTATCAACAACGGTGCAATTTTCACCGTTCACGAATCGCAACAACCGGCGGCGTAGCTCAAAAACATTAACGTTAAGTGACAAAGCTCTTATCATGGCATGATAAAAACAATGACCATCACGTGGCATATCGATCCACTCACCGACGCAATCATCTTCCGCATCATCATCAGGCACAACACATCTTGGCGAGCCATCAACCAGAGCACCACACGTTGAAACTGTAGCCTCATCATCAACAACTACACTATTCGTTACACATTCCCCAGCGTTACCACCGGTATCAAATTCATCACAGAATTTTCC